GCTGTTATATCTTTTGGAATAGAATTTTATCAAAAGTGGTTTCAACCACATAGACATTTTGACGTAAAAGATGCAACGATAATGATCAAAGTAAATATTATATTATTGGCTTTATTATATCTCAGAATGTTAAGCGTAGGAACAGTTAATTAAAAAAAATATGAAGAATATTTTAATCGGCAAATATGAATTTAATTCAGAAGAACAAGCCAAAGAAAAGATACAAGCATTAGGTACAGAAACAGAAGAAGGCTATGAACCAGATAATATAGATACTATTGTGGAGTTAGGTTTTTTAGTTATTACACCAGCTACTTACGATGCTGATGGTAATATGATAACACCACCAGTTTATAGCGATAAATACAGTGTTGATGTTTTGTGGTACGATAAAATAAAAAATCCTTATGGTTGGGCAACATATCAAATAGATGTATCTGGTGAGGGTGTGCATAGTTATTTTGGTGTTTCTTATCAAGAAAATAAAATGCCAGATAAAAGAAAATGATAAAAGTAAATATTGTATTATTGGCTTTATTATATCTCAGAATGTTAAGCGTAGGAACAATTAATTAAATAGAATATTTATTAAGTTATAATGTACGGAAAAACCGTAAATTTTTAAAAATTAATTTTATTAACTTTGTGTATATGAAATCGAGATTAAATTATTATTATTTTCAAAATAATTCTTGGTTAACCGATATTCAAATGAATTATCAATATAAAGATGTTTAATAAAATGACCTTATCAGACTTGAAAATATACCTGCTAAACTGTATAGCTTTAGTTGTTTCTTTTAGTGAAATAGAAGAAATACTTAAAATAATATTATTAATTGGATCAATAGTTTATACTGCACAAAGAATATACTCTAACTACAAAGAATATAAGAATAAATGAATTACTTTAATTTTGAAGAATTTGATTCTCCTGACAAACCAGGTAGTGGGGCTTTAATGGATGATAATGTTCTTGAAATGCTTGATGAGGTTAGAGAAAAGTTTGGAAAACCTATAATTATAAATAGTGGTTATAGAACCATAGAGCATAATCACAAAGCTGGAGGGAAATCTAATTCATCACATTTAAAAGGATTAGCTGCTGATATAAAATGCACAAATTCTACAGATAGGTTTAAATTAATATATATATTACAGGAAACAGGATTTCAAAGAATAGGTGTTGCAGATACTTTTATTCATGTAGACTTAGACCTTGATAAGGCTCAACAAGTAATGTGGACTTATTAGTATGAAAAAAATATTAGAGTTTTTTGGAACAAAAGTATTTAAACAAATCGGAGATGTTGTTGATGAGTTGTTTACTAGCGATGAGGAAAGAATAAAAGCTAAGAATGAAATATTTAAAGTTCTTCAAGAAAAAGAACTTGAGCTTCAAAAAATGCAGACTGAAATAATAGTTGCAGAGGCAAAAGGGAACTGGCTACAAAGAAGTTGGAGACCTATACTTATGTTATCATTTGGGTTTATTATTATTTATACTAAGTTTATATCTCAGCTATCATCACACTTAATAACTCCTGAGTTAGAACCTGAGTTTTGGAGTTTGCTAGAAATAGGTATTGGGGGTTATGTTATAGGAAGAAGTGCTGAAAAAATTGTAGACAAAGCAGGTCCAATATTCAAAGATAAAAAATAGTATATTTGTAATATGTAAATTATTAATTATGCCAAAGATTAGTTCATACAATACCGTAACTCCACAAGGGACTGATAAGATTATTATTAGTCAAGAAAACGGAGCACCTACAGACGTAACTAAAAATATTACTGTCGATGGCATAAAAGAATATATTGTCTCAGGTTTAGTAGATATTCCTAAGCCATATATTTACATATTAAAAAATACAAAGCCTAGTATTGCTGTAAATGAGCAACAAAAAGTTTGTATACAAAAACCTATTGAAACAGATTGGTTAACTAAAAACCCTAGACTTTTTCTATATAGATATCGCAAAACAATAGCCAATAATTATAATAGTCTTTTATGGAAGAAAAGAGGTTTTGTTCATCCGAGTCATCAAAACGGTGCTTATCAGCAAACTAACTTTCCTGGGTCTAATTGGGCTTCTGCACCTAATGTAGATAATGGTGCTAATGAAATACATCCAATCGACACAGAATGGGATATTAATACTGAGCTTAAAATTGCAAAAACAGGGTCGACTATAACCGACTTTGCGTCATTAAGACAATCTACTTATATTGAAATTCCTTTTAGTAAATTACAATTTCTTTATGATGGAAATAATCCCTCTGTGCCATATACATCTTTCCCTGTTACAACAGGAAACCCTAATGGTTTTTGTACAATTGCTCCCAAAAACGGTAGATTATTAAATACAAATACTCCTTTTAATGAAAACCTTTATACTAAAGTAATATTAAAATTTGCAATAGGCATACCAAACCCTACGTGGACAAATACAAATCATGAGTTGCCTTATATTATGGGAGAGTTATCAAATCCTGTACAAATGGTATATCAAAGAAATATTCTTAATAATGGATTTTCAAAAGCAGTAATCTCTCAAGGTAGTAATGCTACTGTTAGTAGAGGAGTAAGTAATTAAAAAAAAGCGAGGAGCACAGTTAGTGACACTTCTTTGTGAAGTGCACAGTTAGTGACACTTCTTTGTGAAGTGCACAGTTAGTGACTCCTCTTCGTATAAAGTACCTCTGTTAAATCAGGGGTATTTTTTTTTACTTATATTTGTTACAAATCAAATTAAATTAAATGAATGATATTCGTAAAATAGCAGTAGGTCCTGATTACAAAAGTGGAGCTATGCATTATGTTGTAGGTCAAGATATATTAAAAGGTGCTTACAGGATAAATCACATAAGGTATTATGAGTCTAGTGATTCTTTTAAAATATGGATTGAGTCTGTATATAACGAAGAAATTGTGTTGTGGAAGCAATTTGTAAATATGCCTGTGTCTATTGAATATAATATTAACTTCTAATGAAATCACCTTATTTATTTATAACAAAACCTTTAGATAGCAAAAGATACAATAACACTAAAAAAATAAGTGATGTAGATTTTATAACCAATACATCTGAAGAAAATCATCTAGCTTCAAATAGAATAGCTGAGGTTATTTCTACACCAATTTCTTATAATGGTCCTATAAAGCCAGGAGATAAATTATTAGTACATCACAATGTATTTAAGTTTTATAATGATATGCAGGGTAGGCGTAAGAGTGGTAGAAGTTTTTTTATGGATGATTTATTTTTTGTTGAGCCTGATCAGTTTTATATGTATCATGATGGGGACAATTGGAATACAAACGGAAGGTATTGTTTTACTAAGCCTTTGCCAATAGAGGATTATTATTTGTATAAAAACACTAACGAAGAGCCTTTGGTTGGAGAAATAAAATATAGCAATGACTACTTGCGTTCACAAAATGTAAATCCAGGAGACAAAGTTTGTTTTAAACCTGAAAGTGAATACGAGTTTGAAGTGGATGGGGAAAAACTATATCGAATGTTTGACCATCAAATAACAATAAAATTATGAGTGATAAGCCAAAAAAAAAAACGACCAAGAATAAAATACAATCCAAATGGAACTAGACCCAAAAACTTTAAAGAAGAATATTATTCAGGCAGGGATGAAAGCCGTAGAGCAATTAATTAGAGTTGCTAAAGAAGATATTATAAAATATGGTGAGGATGAAGATGAGTTGGCGGCAGACAGATTAAAGAATGCAGCAGCAACTAAAAAGCTTGCTATATTCGATGCTTTTGATATACTCACTAGAATAGAGAATGAAAAGAATTTAATGGAAATCGAGGAACGAGGTCCAAGTAAACTAGACACAAAACAAGGATTTGCAGAAAGAAGGTCTTCATAATTTATATACGGTCTTAGATGATTATATTCCTAAAGGTATACTCAAAAAAAAGAATCGTAACAAGTCGTGGCAGTATGGTTACAACGAAAAATATGATGTAGTTGTTATATCTAAAACAGGAGAGGTTGGAGAAATATATGACATTAATGGACTACGAATAGGTTTACCAAAAGCTTCAGAGTCTCTTCAAAAAGACACAAACAAATGGAACAGAAAAGAGCTTCCAAAAGTTTTAGATAAAATTCAATCAATTTTTCAATGGAATGAAACACCTAACACCTTTAAGGCACAATGGGTTGACTATATTGAGGACGAGTTTGATAAAAGAGAACAAGGTTATTGGTTTGTAAATAATAATAAACCTACTTACATTACTGGTTCTCAGTATATGTATTTGCAGTGGACAAAAATTGATGTAGGCTACCCTGATTTTAGAGAGGCTAATAGAATATTTTATATCTATTGGGAAGCAGCCAAAGCAGATGATAGGTCTTTTGGAATGATATACCTGAAGATTAGACGTTCTGGATTTTCATATATGGCTTCCGAGGAGTGTGCTAATATAGGTACGATATCTAAAAATTCTCGTATAGGTATTTTATCTAAGTCAGGTTCTGATGCTAAAAAAATGTTTACAGATAAGGTTGTCCCAATTGTAAGAAACTATCCCTTCTTTTTTAAACCTGTACAGGATGGTATGGATAAACCAAAAACAGAGTTAGCATTTAGAGTTCCTGCGTCTAAGATTACTAAAAAAAATATGTATGACCTTGACGATAATGTTATGGAAGGTCTTGACACTACTATTGATTGGAAAAATACAGATGATAACTCTTATGATGGAGAAAAGTTGTTGTTGTTAGCTCATGATGAAAGTGGCAAATGGCTAAAGCCAAACAATATACAAAATAATTATCGTGTTACTAAAACTTGTTTAAGGTTAGGTAGGCGAATTATTGGTAAATGCATGATGGGTTCAACGTCAAATGCCCTTAATAAGGGTGGCGAAGAGTTTAAAAAACTTTACTACGACTCAAATCCTAATAACAGGAGTAACAATGGTCAAACTAAAAGTGGATTGTATTCATTGTTTATTCCAATGGAGTGGAACTTTGAAGGCTACATAGATGAGTATGGAATGCCAATGGATGATGTTGTGGATTATTGGAATAATGAAGTTGAAAGTTTAAAAAACGATGCTGATGCATTAAATGAATTTTATAGACAGTTTCCTAGAACAGAGTCTCATGCATTTAGAGATGAGAGCAAACAATCTTTGTTCAACCTCACTCGTATATATCAACAAATAGATTACAATGACTCTCTAATAAAAGAACATCATGTGACCAGGGGATCATTTTCATGGAAGAATGGAATTAAAGACACAGAAGTTATATGGACTCCTAATACTAGAGGTAGATTTTCAGTTGGATGGTTACCTAAAAAAGATTTACAAAATAGAAAAAGAAAAAATCATAAAGGTGAATGGTTTCCTGCAAATGAACATATAGGTGCTTTTGGTTGTGATAGCTATGATATATCAGGAACAGTTGGTGGTGGTGCTTCTAATGGAGCTTGTCATGGCTTAACTAAATTTCATATGGATGATGCTCCAGTTAATCAGTTTTTTTTAGAATATGTTGCTAGACCTCAAACAGCAGAAATATTTTTTGAAGAAATTTTAATGGCTTGTGTGTTTTATGGGATGCCTATATTGGTAGAAAACAATAAACCAAGATTGTTGTATCACTTTAAAAATAGAGGTTATAGAGGTTATAGTATTAATAGACCAGATAAACTTAAAAATAAGCTATCTAAAACAGAAAAAGAACTTGGCGGTATACCTAACTCAAGTGAGGCGGTAAAACAAGCTCACGCAGCAGCTATTGAGTCTTATATTGAAAGTCATGTAGGTTTAATAGGTTCTGATGAAATGGGTTATATGCCGTTTGGTAGAACATTAGAAGACTGGGCTAAGTTTGATATTAGTAATAGAACTAAGTTTGATGCATCCATTAGTTCAGGTTTAGCTATTATGGCTTGCCAAAAACACCTTTATCAGCCTGTTAAAAAACAATCAAATATTATTGTTAACTTTGCTAGATATAGCAATAAAGGAAATCGTAGTGAAATAATTAAATAAATGAAAGACGTAAAAATAAATATCTCATCTTCTGGTTTTCCAAGTCAGTTTGTTTCTGATGCTGAAAAAGCATCTGATGAATTTGGACTACAAATAGGTCAGGCTATTCAATACGAATGGTTTAAAAAAGATTCAAATGGGTCTAGGTTTTATAATCAGTCAAAAGATTTTTTTAGACTTCGTTTATACGCAAGAGGAGAGCAGTCGGTTGGTAAATACAAAAATGAATTAGCAGTTGATGGTGATTTAAGTTATTTAAACTTAGACTGGACACCTGTTCCAATCATACCTAAGTTTGTAGATGTTGTTGTTAATGGTATGAATGACAGATTGTTTGATGTAAAAGTCTACGCTGAAGATGCAATGTCTCAATCGCAAAGAAGTAAATATCAAGATATGATACAAGGTCAATCTGCGGCAAAAGATATTCTTCAAATTGTACAAAAAGAAACAGGTGCTGATCCATTTATAATGAACCCTGATGACCTTCCTCAAACAGATGAAGAGTTAAACTTGTATATGCAGTTAAAGTACAAGCCTGCTATAGAGATTGCCGAAGAGGAAGCTATCAATACAATTTTTGCTGAAAATCATTATAATGAAACTAGAAAAAGAATTGACTATGATTTAACTGTTTTAGGTATAGGTTGTGCAAAGCATGAGTTTTTACCAGGAGCAGGTGTTGAAATAAAGTATGTTGATCCTGCTAATATTGTTTATAGTTATACAGAAGACCCACACTTTAAGGATTGTTTTTATTGGGGAGAAATTAAAACCTTACCAATTACTGAGTTGATGAAGATTGACCAATCTTTAACAAATGATGACCTAGAAGAAATATCTAAGTATTCTCAAAGTTGGTATGATTATTATAATGTGGCTCAATTTTATGAGAATGATATTTTTCATAAAGACACAGTAACCCTTATGTATTTTAATTATAAGACTACTAAAAAAGTAGTCTACAAAAAAAAGATACTAGAAAATGGTGGCGTAAAAGTTATAGAAAAAGATGACCAATTTAATCCACCAGTTGAAATGATGGAGGAGGGTCGCTTTGAAAAAATAGAAAAAACTATTGATGTTTGGTACGAAGGCATCATGGTTATGGGTACAAATATTATATTGAAGTGGGAACTTGCTGAAAATATGGTAAGACCTAAGTCATCTCAACAACACGCTTTACCAAATTATGTAGCAGTAGCTCCAAGAATGTATAAAGGTGCAATTGAATCTTTAACAAGGCGAATGATTCCTTTTGCAGATTTAATACAAATAACACATTTAAAGCTACAACAAGTAATATCTAGGGTTGTCCCTGATGGTGTGTACATTGATGCAGATGGGTTAAATGAAGTTGATCTTGGTACAGGTAATGCTTATAATCCAGAGGATGCGTTAAGACTATACTTTCAGACAGGTAGTGTTATTGGTAGAAGTTATACAGGTGATGGAGATTATAATCAAGGTAAGATACCTATAAAAGAATTACAATCAAGTTCTGGTGCAAGTAAAACACAGATGCTTATTGCTAACTATAATCACTACTTAGGTATGATTAGGCAGGTAACAGGATTAAATGAGGCTAGAGATGCTTCTAATCCTGACCCTAACTCTTTAGTCGGTCTTCAAAAATTAGCAGCGTTAAATTCTAATGTAGCTACTAGGCATATACTTGATGCTTCTTTATATATTTATAAAAGTTTATCTGAGGCTATTACTTACAGGGTAGCAGATATACTACAGTATGCTGATTTTAAAGATGATTTTGTTAATGCTATTGGTAAATATAATGTTAGTATTTTAGATGATATAAAAGATTTATACATATACGACTTTGGGATATTTATTGAAATAGCTCCAGATGAAGAACAAAAAGCTCAACTTGAAGCTAATATACAAATGGCATTATCTAAGGGAGATATAAATTTAGAGGATGCAATTGATATTAGAGAAATTAAAAATATTAAGTTAGCTAACCAATTACTTAAAGTAAAACGTAAAGCATTACAAGAGCAACAACAACAGCAAGCAATGCAGCAGCAGGCAATGCAAGCACAACAAGCTTTAAAGTCTCAGGAAATGAGTTCACAACTTATTATGCAGCAGCAGCAGACTGAGATACAGGGCAAGATGCAGTTAAAGCAAGCTGAGATAGCTTTTGAAATTGAGAAACAAAACAATGAAGCTGTATTAAAAAGTAAGTTAATGCAAGAAGAGTTTAATTATAACTTGCAATTAAGAAATATGGAATCTCAATCGTTATCTCAAAGAGAAAATCAAAGAGAAGGAGCTAAGGCTAAAAGAATTAGCCAAGCAAATACTGAGCAATCAAAACTAATACAACAAAGAAAAAATAATTTACCACCAGTAAACTTTGAGTCAAATGAAGATAGCCTTGATGGCTTTGACTTAGCTGAGTTTAATCCTAGGTAGGGCTT